GTAGGGTCTACTGTGTTTAATCCGGTAGCTCCTGCTGCTGGTTCTGCACCGTCAAGTGGTAACGTAGGCGCTGTCACTGGAGGCGCTGTGTTAGGAGGACTGCTCACTGGAAACTTAGGTGATGCTTTACGGGGTGCTGGTGAGTATTACTTAGGACAAGAAGGTGTTGAAGGCGCTTATCAAACAGGCGTTACTGGTTTAGAAATGGCACAACAGTTAGGCCAACAGGCTGCGGAAGCTGCTCAGTTTAAACCCTACACTGTGACTAGCAATCTAGCGCGTGTAGGTACAGACCCCTCTGGTGGCTTTACTACACAACTAAGCCCAGAGCAACAGGCTCTACAGAATCAAATCATGGGACAAGCTGGTGGGTTCTTCAATCAACTACAGGCTGACCCTGCTGCTGTACAGGCTGGCATCTACGAAGACATTAGAGCCACACAGCGTCCTGAAGAGGAACGTCAGCGTCTAGCGTTAGAAGAGCGTATGCTGTCACAAGGTCGCTTAGGACTGTCCTCTGATGCCTATGGCGGTGCTTCTCCTGAGCTACTGGCTATGGAGACTGCACGACAGGAGGCTATGGCACGGGCTAACATAGGTGCTAGACAGCAGGCATTAGCAGAGCAAGCACAGACTGCATCACTTGCTGGTGGACTGTTAGGCTCTGGTTACATACCACAGCAACAAGCACTGTCGTTGCTACAGGCTAGTCAGATTCCTGCTGGATATGCTGATATTGGTCGCAGAACAGGTGCTGAGTTAGGTGCTAAGTCTGGATTGGCTGGTATTGAGGCGCTGTTGCAAGGTACTCAGTTGTCTCAAGAAGCACAGCTACAGCTTAACAAAGACTTATTAACGTCTATAGCAGGTAGACAAGACCCTCTAACTGCTAGCTTTAGTGGTGGTTTGTTAAGCAGTATCCTAGGCGGTAGAGAGTCTACTCAAGATATGCTAACATTGCCTACAACAGCTACTGACTCTTTCTTAGGTGGTAGTGACTTTTTAAGCAGTATTTTCTTACCTGAAGTAACTAACCCATACGATACAGGTTCTTTGTTTAGTGGTTATGTTCCACCAGCTATTCCATCACCAGGACAGCAAATAAACTTAGGCAACATACAAGCCCCTGATGACTTTGGTTATCAACTTTAAGGAGACAGAACAATGGCACAACCAACAGATTTAACAGGAATGCTCACAGAAGGTTTGTTTCAGCCTACTCAGCAGGCCGTACCGTCTTCTTACAGAGAGTCTATACTAGGTGCTGCACAGTCAGCAGGCACGGGACTGCGTAGAGGCATAGGCGCTCTTACTGGTGCTGATACAATGACTAACCCAGAAGCGGCTAGAGCAGCTATGCAGGGCTTAGACATTAACAACCCAGCACACCAGCCTAAGCTTCTTGAGATTGTACGCAAGTATGCTCCAGAAAAAGAATCTGCACTGGTGGCGCAGTTTGCACAGCAAGGTAGGGTTAGGGCTGAGAAAGAAAAAGCAGAAGCCACAAAGCAATCTACTTTGTTGAAAGAGCAGCAAGCAAAGGAAGGATTTGCAGATTATATTCGCAAGATAGACCCTACACTAGCTCCCTTGGCTTTATCAGGGAAACTTACACCTGAGAATATGAAAGATTTTTTGCCTGAATTATCGGACAAAGAGCGTTATAAAGTTGTAGGTAGTAATATATTTGACACAGTGGACTCTGTATTTATTTCTGGGCCACAAGGCTCTGCAAAGCTTAAAGATAATTTAATTACTGTTGATGGTAGACTATATAACATACTTGAGAAAAAATTTATAGACCTTCCTCCAAAAGCTGTTCAAATGACTAAAGAACAACAAAATTACGAAGCAGTCAAAGCAGCTAATGATGCGGCAGGGCTGACTACTCCAGTTTTTGGTGAATGGTTAGATAGAGATAAAATAGCAGACAATAGATCACCAGATAAAAAAATATGGGACGAATTAAAAGCATCTAACGATGCGGCTGGATTGCCTACAATGTCTTATGGAGATTGGTGGGATTCTAATAATGTCGAAACAGACACAATAGAGAGAACAGACCCTATTACTGGTTACACAAGCACCTCTGTAATTAATAAAAAAACAGGGGAAGTTATTAGAGACCTAGGTGTTACTGGCTTGCCTCAGTTAGAAATTGAATCATTAGAGAATGGTAAATATAGAGTTAATAATCTGACAAACGGCACTAGAGGGGAAGCCGTAAACACGCCAGAAGCTGCTCAGTTAAGACTGAAAAAGATGGAGAAGACGCAGAACGAACTATTTGCTTTAGATCAGATATTAGCTAAAACCACAAAAGCAAAAGAACTTGCTGAAGGAGAAGGCGGATTTGGTGGTGCTGGCGCTGCTTCTAAGTATGGAGAATATGCTGTTCTTTCTCGTTTGCCTTTTGGTACTCCTTCTAAAGAGTTAGCAGGTATTATTACAAGCTTACAAGCCAATCTAGGTTTTGACGAGTTACAAGACATGAGAAAAAACTCACCTACTGGGGGAGCTTTGGGTAGTGTTAGTAATTTAGAAATAGGTCTTTTAATTTCTGCTGTTACAGCCCTTGATCCCCAGTTAGGTGTAAAGGCGTTTAACGAGCAAATAGATTTAGTTAGAGAACATTACGATAACTTTAAAAGAAGTTTGATGGGAGTGTCTTCAAACGTAGATTATAACTCTAAAGAGTATGCTAGTTATCTAAAAACAGAAGACAAACCTAATAACCCTCTTAGCGTGATTAGTGGCGAGTTTGTGTTGCGTGATCCAGAAACAAAAGGGTGGTTTTTCACAGGTGTAAAAGTTAAGGAAACTAAATAATGTCTTTTCGAAAAGTAGTAGACCCTGACATGCTCCTAGAGTTAAATTCTGTAGGACAATCTCCAACCGCAAGCAGTACAGGTGGTATGACTTTAGTAACAGATCAGGCTATGCTTGACCAACTTAATGAGGGTTTTAACCCAGAAATAGAAGCTGTTAGGGCTAGTCAGTTGTTAGACGTAGTTGATCCTGAACCAGAAGACCCAGAAACTTGGGCAGATTGGATTTCGCCTGTATTAGAAATTGGGTCTGCACTTGCTGTTGCTGGCCCTGCTACAACAAAAGGAGCGGCTGTTGGTTCTGTATTTGGCCCTCCAGGAGCTTTTGTTGGTGGTTTAGGGGCTGGTGTTACAGCAACTACTGCTGCTGTCTATGGTAGCAGGCTTGCAGGAGAAGGCGCTGAAGCTTTAATAGAAGGTAGAGAATTCAATCCTGATTTAGCTGTTCAAGAAGCAATGGACGCTGCACAAACAGAGGCGCTTTTTAGCACTGTTTTTGGTGTAGCTTTTCCCGCAGTAAGTACTGGTGTTAAAGCAACTAGAAAAGGTTTGAAAGATAAGACTCTCCTTACTGAAAAACAAAAACAAGTTATAGTGGACTTACAGGAAAAACTAAAAACTTATAACGCTAGTTTATTGCCTTCTATGGTTAGCGACAGTAAGAAAGCTGAGATTTTGACGAACATTGCTAAAGTTTCTCAAGTAACTAAAGGAACGGTCAATAACTACTTAGATTCTTATGGCAAGTACATGGGAGAACAAGCAGAACAACTGTTGCTAAGTTTTAAAGCTGCTGGGCCTACAAAACAAGGAGAGGTTTTACAAGCCTTAATAACACAAACAGATCAAGCCTTGAGAGAAATAGTAGACCCTCTGTATAAAAACATAGACGCGTTAGGAAAAAAAGTTACTGTACGGTCTTCAGAAGCTGCTACATCTCTTGCAGATAGCTTTAAAAAAGACTTTCGCGCTAAACCAAGATACAATGACAAAGGGAAGCTTATAGAAAGCTCCTTAGTAGAATATCCAACCAGTGCTACTAAAACAGCGGTTAATTATCTTGAAACAATACCAGATGATTTATCTTTTTTTGAAGCACATAAACGACTTTCCAAAGTAAAAGCGCGTCTTAATAAAGCAATACGTTCTACTGAACAAGACCCAGACAGGATAGAAGTATTAGCCGCTACAGCAGACATGCTTAAAGAAGCAATGGACGAGGCCGCTGGTACACTAAGCCCTGCTTTGAAAAAGCAGTATGATGAAGTAACAGACATGTACAATAAAGGTAAAAATGTTGTTACTAGTACATATTTAAAAAAGGCTTTGGAAGTAAATGACCCTGTTCAAATAGGAGCTATGTTGACTGCTGATGGACTCACATACGGCATTAAAGAAGTAAAGGAACTTAAAAAACTAGCTGCTCAGTACAAAAATAAATTGCCAAAAGATAGTAAGGTAAAAGGTTTAGACGCAGACCCAATGGAAGGGATCAGAAAGGGGTTTTTAGCACAAGTTTTAAAGGTAGGGCCAGACAGTTCTATCCAGTCTTTTCAGCAACTAAGAAAAAAACTAGCAGAGCCAAAGTTTAAAGAAACTTTTGACGAGTTGTTTAAAGGAACAGCAGCACAAAAACAACTAGATACGCTGTTTGACGAGCTATCTATTTTAGAGCGTGTACAGTCTGGAGGATCTGGTTTTCAGTTAGCCGTGGCGCAGGGTGAGTTTAGTGCTGTTAGAAACCCTAAAGTGGGAATATTGTTGAAAGGTTTTATACCTTCTTTTTTAGCTTCTAGAGAAATAGCACCAAAAAACATAGAAAAAGTAATAAACATGATTAAAACAGCTAAAGCTGCCGAAAATAAAGGAGTGGTTTTGCCTAAAGGATTTGACGAAAGGCTACAGCAGTTATTAACAGGTCAAAAAGTAGGATTAGGTTTAGGAGCTTTAATTAGTCAAGCACCAGAGTAACAAAAAAGCCCTGTGCAGTCATCTACACAGGGCTTTTTTGTACCTACAACATCTACACTATCTCACACGCACCACCTACACAGGCTAACTCCTGACTCCCTGTCGTGTTGTCTTCCTGCTCAAAGTTACCTAAGTCTTCCCAATTAACCCCAACAGGCATAGCCGCTAGTAACTCCTCGTACTTCTCAGCGTCTATCTCTTCATACGGAGCTTGCTGATATACATGATCACTATAAGGCAACAGACTAATCCCACTACACAGATCAAAGTTTTCCCATATCCACTGTGCTACTTGCAGGAATTCACTATCTGTATAATATACAGTGATGCTTGGTTTATGCTCGCACCAATGGTTCTGGTAAGCCTTCCAAAGCTGTAGCTGCTGCATAGCCCCTACTTGCTTAACAGTGGTACACTTCTCTGGTGACTTCACAGGGAAGCTGAACACTGCTGACGAGGGTGACATCACATCCTGCTCTACTGGGAATCCTGCTGCTTCCATGAAGACTGCAAGCGGGTCTTTTTTGTCGCTACGAACTCTGCGAATGTAATGCTTAGAGAAGCGAGGATGGATACCACTAGCAGAATCGACAAGCTGAGATACAGTACCGCTAGGCTTAACGCATGTAATAGCCGCAGACTGGCTAATGCCAAGCTTTGCAGCCCACTTCTCGTTAGTCTTAACAGCAACATCGCGTATTTGTTCAAGCCACTTCTCCAGGTCTGGGGAGTCACCTTTACTCAGCAGGTAGTGATCCATTATACCTGTCATGCTCACGCCCAATAGCGCCTCTTCTTCCGTGTTCTTCTTCCAGCAGTTACGCAGGTAACGGAAGTCTGTCAGTGTAGCCTGTAACGTGCCAATGATGGCTGCTACTTCTGCCTTCTTCTTCAGCGTGTCTAGGTCGTCTTCGGGACGCACTACAATCTCTGACAGGTTACAGAACTGGTTACTACGCAGGATAATCTCAGAGCATGGGTTAGTACCAAAGTCCTGCTCACTGTCACGCCTGCCGTTACGCGCTGCAATCTTCTGTGCTGCTACACGGCTGAAGATACCACGCTCACCTGCCTTACTCTCGTACATGCACTGCATCTCTGACAGGAATGACTCAAAGTCTGGCTTCTCAGTGTACGCTACGCTGTTGTTAGCAAGCCTACGGTGGCCCTCGTTACGCCACCAGTCTCCTGACTTAGCCTTAGCCATACGCTGATCTGACAGGTTAGACAGGCTAATCAGTGCAGACCTACGCACACCCCCGACCACTACAATGTCAGCAATCTTACACACTACATCATGGCACTCAATGCTGGTCAGCTTGCGTCCTGCTGCCTTCTGGAATATCTCTACGCAGAAGTGGAACAGGTCAACCAAAGGCTCTGGCCCTGACGCACGACCACCAAAGGTCTTGAGTCTAGCTCCTGCTGGACGTACTCTGCTCATGTCCCACTCAGGTATCTTACCAGCGTACAGCATAGCGATAAGCTCACGGAATGCAGAGGCCCAACCAATCTTGCTATCGCTGACCACGATCACACTGTCTGTCTTGTGAAATGTCTCAGCAACTACTGGCAGCTTGGTGATGAAGTTACGTTCAACACTAAAGCCTACACCTGTGCCGCACATCAGTACATACATAAGCTCGTCAAAGCTGCGCGGTGAGTCAATGGCTAGGTAGCTACAGTTGAACCCAGCTACGTTGTCCTTGTCTAACGCATCACCTGCTGTCATCATGCAGCGCATGGATGGCATTACTTCCATGTTGTGTATAGCATTGAATAACTTAAGGGCTACCTTATCGTCTATCTGTCCACGGTCTTTCCAGAAGTTTACATACCTGTTGACTGTCTCGTCCCAACGCTCTCGTCTGCTCTCCTCTGGTAGCCAACGTGCGTACCTGCTCTTGTGTATAAACTGTTGATACTGATCCATCTTATTCTCCGTCATTCTCAAATACTACCATCATAGTTAGTTTGTTTAAGTACCAACCTGCTTTCTGTAAGTCCTCTACCTGCTTACCCTTGTAATCATAACGCCACAGATACTTCATGCAGTTGCCCTTGAGGTATCCTTTGAATGCAACACTGGACATGGACTCCTCTATTGCTTCAATGCACTCTATGTTGCCTGTGTTGTAATGCTCTGGGCTGTTGACTACATCCTCTTCCTCCCACGCATCCGCTGCTTCATCGTGTGCTGCCTTCATCCACGCGTCTAATCCTGTGGCTTGCTTTTCAATGGCTGGTGCATCCTTCTGTAGCCTGTCCCAGTCTGCGGGTGTTGCGTCATTAAGTCTCATCTTCAAAGTCCTCTGCTATTCTGTCAAAATCTCTGATTATCCTACGTTCAAAAGCCTCTACTAAATCGTATGTCGTGATTGATAATAATTCACAAGTCAACTCTTCATCCAGATGCAGTACCAGTTTCTCTTTAAGTTCCTCTAGTGTCATAGCCATTAGACTTTCTTCCTTTTAATATATCGTGTCAACTCCTTGGCTGTCTCAATGGTGAAGTGTTTGAATCCTTCTTTGTCACACCACTCTCCCATTGTTATCTTGCCTCCCTTACGTACCTTCTTGTTAGGGTTTGACAACACAAAGACTAATTCCCATTCAGGCATTGAGTCTCGTATGGCAGTGTACTTCTGTGTATCACCAACCCTAAAGAACCCTTTGCATTCTACCAGTACCGCCTTGCCTTCATGTACAAAGTCAGGGAGGTACTTCTTATGGACTGTGTACGGTAGATCGTATGGCTCAAACTTGTACTGTCCGTCTAGCTTCTCTGATAAATCCTTCTCAAGTCCTGATCTAAAAGCCCGTTTCATCTGCCTTGATCTCCTGTACTCGTGGTTCGTTTACTACGTCTACTAAGAACTTTGGCCCGTATGAATACTTGAAGACTCTTAACTCTGGGTAGCAGTGGTCTTTGAACTGACAGTAAGAGCAACCAATAGAGAGCTTTGAGTTTCCTGACTTGCCGTCTGGCACAGGCTGGTAACACCACTCCGCTGGTTCTGGCTGCTCTACTAGCTTTTTTATGTGCTTAACTCTGTTAGTAATGTCACCCTTCAGTACCTCATACACAGGAGCCTGAGTATCCTCAAGGTCATACTTAAGGTAAGT